TGATATCGTTCCTGCCTATCGTGAAATTCTTGACCGTCTACAACCCCTTGCAATTCAATGAAACATCACATACCTGATGAGATTAGAAAACTTGGTTTCGATTGCTTTAGAAGTTTGAACCAAGCAGAGCGAGCTGTTGTTATGTTTGGTGAGGATGAGTATCGTAAGTCATTAGACCTTGAGAATGATGATGCTGAGTGTTGGAAGATACCAAGTGGAGAGTCAACAACCTTTGTTGGTTGGAACCCCATGTGTATACCAACAATGGATTACATCGTATGGAAACTAAAACGTCGTGAACAAATTGCTAAAGGAGAAATTTATTAATGGACTACAAAACTTCTGGTGTTGACATTATCAAGGGTAGATCCTTTGTAGAGTATATCAAAGCATTAGCACCTAACATTGGTGGGTTCAATGGAATGATGGAGATCCCATCAGGATATGAGAAACCTGTGTTGGTGTCTGGTGCTGATGGTGTCGGAACTAAAATTAATATCTGTGGGATTGCTGATGATTACACCACTATTGGCCAGGACCTTGTTGCTATGTGCGTCAATGACGTTATATGTTCTGGCGCTAAACCATTATATTTTCTAGATTATATCTCCACCAAATCACTTGATGCTAATGTGAGTGACATTGTACACGGAGTTAATACTGGTTGTATGATGGCTGGAATGGAGTTGTTAGGTGGAGAAACTGCAGAGCATTTTAGACAAACTGAGTATGATCTTGCTGGTTTCTGTACTGGTATTGTAGAGAAAAACCAGATTGTTGATGGTAGTAATATCCGAGCAGGTGATGTAGTCATTGGTATTGAGAGTAGTGGATTCCATAGTAATGGGTATACTCTTATCAATGATATGTTGTCTAGAGATTTTATCTCATATAAGTACATGCCTGAGTTGCTGAGACCAACCACCATCTATTCCCGTCTCATACAGCATCTGTTGGACGAAGTTCCGATTCTTGGTATGGCGCACATTACGGGCGGAGGACTGCCTGAGAACCTTCCTAGGTGCCTTCCAAAGGGTCTGACTGTTGACGTGGACTATGGAGCATGGGATGTCCCAGATATGTTTGAGATTATTCAGAATGCGGGTAACATTTCTGATGATGAGATGCGGAACGTATTTAATATGGGTATTGGATTCTGTCTGGTTGTACCGGCAGAAGTAGTAGAACATACAGAATGTCTTATTGCAGATACTCCATTTGGTATGAGGTCTTGGGTTATTGGAAATGTCCGAGAACAATAACATATTTTTGATATGCTTGATACAAAAGTGTATCATAGTGATACACTAATTTCTAAATAATTTTGTAATCGATTAGGAGGCATCAATGAACTTCACGACCACTGCCCTAGCAGCTGGAACTCTAATGACTATTTTTATTGGAGTTCCCATTACTACATTTGTTTCTTAGCATATGGAAATCTTAGCAACCCTTGCCATTTTTGGTGCAGTAATGAGTGGAGCATTTGCACTCACCCCTAAAAAATAAATACTAAATAAAACTGAATATCGTCGCCGCAGAGGGGCAACTGGCCAAATCCAGTTGACGCCCCTCTTTTTTCTTGGTAGAATATGTATAGGAAATTTTGAGTTATGGCAATTAAATTACTACTCCTAAAATCTGGAGAAGACATGATCGCTGATATCAGCGAAATGGCATATGGAGAAGATGATTCTCGCAGAGTTGTGGGGTACTATCTAAATCGCCCCTGCATTATTAAAATGCGTAATCCAAACACTCTTGAAGATATGAGTGAGGGTAGATCAAAGAAGTCTGGATATGAAGTATCTTTGTTTCCTTGGATGCCTCTCTCTGCAGAAGACACTATTCCTATTCCATCTGATTGGGTTGTGACTATGGTCGAACCCACTATTAAACTAAAAGAAATGTATGTTGAGGACATTGTAAATTATGGAAAAGACAATCAAAGCGATTCTACTGGAGAACAATCAGATTCTGATCAGTCAGATTGATGAAGTTGCTGCATCTGTTCCTGGAGAACCAGATTGCAAACTGACCAAACCTTTTGTTGTTGTGGAAGGCGGCATGTTAGAATCATGGATGATGGATGTCACAAGAGTTGATGAATTTATGATCAGTTCTGATAAAATTTTAACTCTTGTAGACCCAACTCCAACACTAATTGAAAAGTATGGGGATTTAACTAAGTAATGGCACTTTCTAAAAACACACTGGACAATCTTCTTGAAGCAGAGTCTCACATTCGTGCTGCAATTAAGTCTGCTGCAGTGAATGAAAAACCACTGGTAGTTAAACAACTATCCGAAATCCTAATGAGTATGGAGCAAACTAAAAAGTTTGATGAAATCATGGATCTTCTTGATAATAGAGAACCTGGTAGTAGTGGTCAATTTGGTTCTTTTTTTAATGACGACGGCGAATGAAGTTTTACACTAATGTTCAATTAATTGGTAATCAATTCCTCGTTCGTGGAGTTGAGAATGGAAGAAGGTATGAGCACAGGGATGAGTTTTTCCCTACTCTATATGTGAAGAGTAAGAAAGATACTAAGTATAGAACATTAAGTGGAGAGACTGTAGAAGAAATTCATCCTGGTAGTGTTCGCGATTGCCGCGAGTTCTACAAGAAGTATGATGAGGTAGAAGGATTTGGTATCTATGGAAACGACAGATACATCTACCAATACATCTCTGAGAAATATCCTCAGGATGAAATCAAGTTTGATATTAGTAAGATAAAACTAATTACAATTGATATTGAGACTGCATCTGAAAGGGGATTCCCTGATGTAGAATCTGCGTCAGAAGAGATTCTTGCGATTACTATTCAGGATTATAATACAAAAAAGATTACTACTTGGGGTATAAAACCCTTCTTCAATAAACAGGAGAATGTTACCTATTATCATTGCCCTACAGAACAGGAGTTGTTGAGTCACTTCATTAATTACTGGATGATTGACGTACCAGATGTGATTACTGGTTGGAACATTCAGTTCTATGATATTCCATATATCTGTAAGCGACTCAATCGTGTATTGGGTGAGAAGTTGATGAAGAGATTCTCTCCATGGGGACTTGTCACAGAGAATGAAGTTACTATTAAGGGTAGAACTCAAACCACATTTGATGTTGGTGGAGTGACGCAACTTGATTATCTTGATCTGTATAAGAAGTTTACTTATAAGGCACAAGAATCATATCGCCTGGATTATATTGCTGAAGTAGAACTTGGGCAGAAGAAACTTGACCACTCTGAGTTTGATACTTTTAAAGACTTCTATACTAAAGGGTGGCAAAAGTACATTGAGTATAATATTGTTGACGTAGAACTTGTTGACCGACTGGAAGACAAGATGAAACTGATTGAACTTGCTTTGACTATGGCATATGATGCTAAGGTTAATTATGCAGATGTGTTCTATCAGGTTCGTATGTGGGATACGATAATTTATAACTATTTGAAGAAGAGGAATATTGTTATTCCTCCCAAGAACAAGTCTCAAAAAAACGAAAAGTACGCAGGTGCTTATGTTAAGGAACCGATTCCGGGAAAGTATGATTGGGTTGTGTCTTTTGACCTTAACAGTCTATACCCTCATCTTATTATGCAGTATAACATCTCCCCAGAAACCTTACTGGAAGAACGACATCCCACGGCTACGGTTGACCGAATCCTTGATGAAGAAATAAACTTTGAGTTGTATAAAGATAATGCGGTGTGTGCTAATGGTGCAATGTTCCGTAAAGATGTTCGTGGGTTTCTACCAGAACTCATGGAGAAGATGTATGGAGATCGTGTAATCTTTAAGAAGAGAATGCTTCAAGCAAAGCAAGAATATGAGAAGACACCTACTAAGGCACTGGAGAAAGAGATTGCCCGGTGCAACAATATCCAGATGGCTAAGAAGATCTCACTCAACTCTGCTTATGGTGCTATCGGTAATCAGTATTTTAGGTACTATAAACTGGCCAATGCGGAGGCGATTACGCTTTCTGGTCAAGTCTCTATCCGTTGGATTGAGAGTAAGATGAACCAGTATCTAAATAAACTGTTGCAAACAACTGACGAGGACTACGTAATTGCATCTGACACAGATTCAATTTATCTTAACCTTGGACCTCTTGTTGATAAATTTTTTGCTTCTAAGTCTGGCGACAAAGTTGCGATTGTGGGATTACTTGATAAGATCTGTGAAGACAAGTTCGAACCGTACATCGATAAGTGTTATTCGGATCTGGCATCGTATGTTTCGGCATACGACCAAAAGATGCAAATGAAGCGTGAGAACATTGCTGATCGTGGTATCTGGACTGCGAAGAAGCGATACATTCTCAACGTATGGGATAGTGAAGGTGTTCGATATGAAGATCCTAAACTTAAGATGATGGGTATTGAGGCTGTTAAATCATCAACTCCTGCACCATGTAGGAAGATGATTAAGGATGCTTTGAAGTTGATGATGACTGGAACTGAAGAGGATGTTATTCACTATATTGATAAGTGTCGTGAAGACTTTAAAAAACTTCCACCAGAACAGATCTCATTTCCACGATCAGTATCAGATGTTGTAAAGTATAAGTCTTCATCTGACATCTACTCTAAAGGAACTCCTATTCACTGTCGGGGAGCATTGTTGTTTAATCACTACATTAAACAACATAAACTTGATAATAAGTATTCTCTTATCCAAAATGGAGAAAAGATTAAATTTTGTTATCTAAAAAAACCAAACATCATTCATGAGAATATCATTTCATTCATTCAAGACTTCCCAACAGAACTTGGTCTTGACAAGTACATCGACTATGACTTACAATTTGAAAAGTCCTTTGTCGAACCACTGAAAGCAATTCTTGATGCGATTGGTTGGAATGTCGAAAAAACTGTAAACCTGGAATTATTTTTCTCCTAATGGAACTTCCTATTAATGACAAAGAACTTGCAACTATTGTAAGTGCATTGAGACTTGGTGGAGATGCTGCACTCTATCAAAAAATTGATACTATTAAAAAAATTAGGGAAAAGCACCCTGATACATATAAAAAAGTAGCACGCGAAGAATTTGGATTTGTTATTTAATGGATTTTTTAAAAGAAATAGTAAAAGAGATTGGAGATGACTTTACCCAACTCGCATCAGACATCGACGACACAGAAACCTATGTGGACACGGGTTCTTACGTTCTTAATTCACTGGTCTCAGGTAGCATATTTGGTGGTGTTTCTGGGAATAAGATTACTGCCATTGCTGGTGAGTCTTCTACTGGGAAGACTTTCTTTAGTCTCGCTGTGGTTAAGAATTTTTTGGATAGTAATCCTGACGGTTACTGTTTGTACTTTGACACTGAGGCAGCAGTTAA